GCTTTTGAAACCAATCGGGCTTTGCCTCTTCACTCTCAGACGTTTCCGTTTCAGCTTCTGGTGTATCCATCAGATTTTCTGGCTCTGAAGCAACCTCATCCGTTTGTTCCAGTTCGGAAGTAACTGTTTCTTCTTCGTCCATTCAGACCTCCATGAGCTCGAGGCTCAAGATTTATCGTTTTTTTGTATAACTATTAGCTTTTGGTGTTGCTGCCTTCTCTGCATTTCTTAAAGCTTCTCTTGCAACCTCAGATTCATCTAAGAAATCCCTTATTGAATTATACCAAGTGATAAGAGCATCCTTATAACCTATGTAATACGCGATAGTCTCATCAGTGCGACACTTGCCATTCAACTTGCCAGCCATCCAACGTCCATCAACCTTACCGCCGAGAATGGAGGCTATAGACTTTTCCCATTCTGGCTCTATAATCTCTTTCCAGCCTTCTGTTTCCATTGTATGCCGAAGCTTTACCGCTTTATCTACTAAAGTACGATGAGCTTGTTTTTGATCTATCGACAATTTCATACTTTCCTCCGTGTCTAACTTTGACACTTGGCTTGCCAGCCATTTTTTTCAGCTTATCAACTCTATCTTTATATGAGATCGGGTCGCCAACTAAGAATGTTTTATACTTATCCATTACCAGTTGTCACCTCCCGTGTGTTAGTAACCTTGGGAAATGCTGACTTAATCTTATTCTTAACTTGGTTCTTGATCTCAGTACGTCTACCTTTTTCCTCGACTGCAACCAATTGACGCTCTTTGCTATCAAGTTCTTTACTCAAGACCTGCATTTGACCTTGCATCTGGCCTAGTTGCTGTTGAGCCTGGAACAACTGGCTGTTGATAACCTGTGCAGGATCTGTGGAAAACCTTTCTGTATCCCTTACGCCATCGGCTTCTAAGTAGTCAGCATACGCGTTGTACTTATCTTCCTCTGTTACATAGGCCGGAGACTGCATAGCTGTAACTTGCATCCTCTGTAAAGCTTGGTTCATCCTAAATTGCTTATCCGATTCCTCAATTACCCCATTAGCCACAACCTCAGCTGGAAAGTTAAAGTCTTCCCTAGTTATAAGAGAGCTTTCAAGTTGTATGTTCTGGTTCATCCGATCCCGCAAAAGATTAAACACCATCTTGTAAACTCTTGATATCGCATCATTTAAGATTTTAAAGTCAAGACTTGTGATCTTCTGACCCTCTGCTGCAATGAACTTAATCTCACCTAAAGTCTTTGAGCCCTTCCCAACACCGGGGAGCTGTCCAGCGTTTAAGCCAAAATCAACTGAGCCAATATATTCTTCTCCGTACACCTTAACCGCTTGTTCGATTCTCTCAGATGCTTGCTGAACAGTGCTCAAGTAGTTGAAAGGAACCATATCTTGCGCTGGATTGTCCAACATCATAGCTTGCCCAGGTATAAACTGTACTGATTGAGAAGTTAAACCGGACTGTCTACGAATACCAAACATGGGGGTGTTAGTTATAATATCCCGTCGAATCCGGTTGTTTTCTTGATCGTCAATTATCATTTGTACATTACGCAACATCTCTGGAATACCCCTTGATGCATACGCACGATCGTCCCTGATTTCAAAATCCACCTCAACAAACGGAAACTCATCATCCCCGTTAGGCTCGCGGATATAGCTTAAAATAGCATTAGAGTCTTTAGCAAAGACAGTTGCCACCCACTTCTCTAAAACACCTTTTCTTTTCTTATAATGGTGAATCTCCCAGATTAAATAGGTCTCTCCTGCCTCAACCTGAGTTATGCCCTCATCTAGATCTTTAATAATGTCTATTCGTCTACGTGCATCTTGACCAGAGGAATCGCTTCCTGACCCTAGCTTGTCTTCTACTACCTTTTGATTGTATTTACCAGTGTCTGCAGCGTCGAGCAACTCTTTTTTAGTCAACCAAAACTCATGAGTAACCCGCATGTTATCTTGGATATTCCTTTGTGCTTCAGGCGGGACAATGATATCTTCAGGAGGTATTGCCTCGATAACAGGCTTAGACTCAACGACGGGAAGAACAAATTCTATATCTTCCTCGCCTGCTTTAAATCTTTTTATAATGTCTTTCATAATGATTACGTGGTCATCATCTTCTATATCAAAACCAAACCCCGTGTTACCCACTAACAGCTCCATCAACTCAGATTCTGTCAGTTCTCTCAATGCCCCGATAGTGTCCTCACCGAAGATAGTGACAAAGTCTTGAAGATGTAGAACTCGGTTCATTCTCTTGATCTCAAAGCCCTCGAATACTTTAAAGTAACATCTACCCTTCTCAAGTCTGTAATCAATTCCTAGCATCATGTTAGAAGGCCAGTCCATTTTCTTACGTAGAAATAGATTTAATGCTGTCTCTGCCTTCTCAGCTTTTAGTTCAAACTGCCCGCGTTCAGTCCCGGGTATTGGTTGACCTGTTTGGGGATCTACTTGTGCTGACTCTGGAGACGGAGGATCAAACACTCCCTCAGCTACATTAACCTTGGCTAAAGTCTTAGCATTTAGAAATGCCGCTACCTCTACCGCTTTTCTTTTGCGAATATGCTTGTCAGTCCAGGGCATAGAATAATTCGGTGCGCCTGGCCATGGTACGTCATCTTCATTAACGTTCTGCATCCTTTGGTCATATGCGTTGATTAGTTTGTTGAGGTAGGTCTCCCGAGATAAATCATCTTGGGTTACATCGGCAACTAGGTCAGATATAAATTCTCTAATGTCATCTGTTACTGCCACTGTAGTTTGTTCTTTAATATTTACTTGTGGTTTTTTCGCCATCTACTTAGCTCCCCATCCGTAACGGCTCACCTTCCCGCGCACACCGTTCGGTAGATTTGCAAAGACTCTTTCGTCTTTCGGTTCCTCTATAAATTGTAAGCCCCAATATCCATAAACAAATGCATCAGCTCTATCAGGAGAGCTACCCAAACGCTCTTTTGTTTTCAGTTTTGGCTCTAATTTTATCTTACCATTAGAGTTGACTATGTCAAATCTCGGTGAGCTTAGTTGCTCTTGCAATAAATCATCTTCAGGGAATTTAATCTCCCGATCTATAAACCTTTCTCGGATGTGCCACCACATTTCAGCCCGCCTGTTTTCGAACCGTTCTTTATTGATCGGTGACTCAGCTGACTGTATAGGTTGCACATTCTTGCCCAATTCAACAAGTCTATCACAAACTCCTTTACCAACACCAATTACATCAATTGCATAGTTGTTACAATCCCACTTAGCACTGAGCATCATCAACTCGCCCACTATCTTCATGGTGTCATCATAGTGTAGTATCATCTGATCTATGATCCCGGATTTATCCCCCACTACGTGCGTCTCTCTTATCACATATATAACGCATTCATCTCCCCCCGTTGCAACGTCACAGGATATAATCATCTTCTCTTCTGTATGTAAGATCATTAACCCCTCGCATTTGTTGATATACTTCCTGGGGATCATGATGCGGTCTTGACTGATAACATCCCAATCACCCTCTTTGTAAGCCTTAAGCAACGCAGAATCATATTCGAATGCCTTTTCTAGCCTATCACCGTAGTCAGAAGGTAAAAATTTGTTATCTGTATATAATGCAGGGACATAATGCTTGCCGTCTAATATCTTGTCTACATACGATTTCTTAAGCCAACATTCTGCCGGGTTAGCAGTGTATAAAATCTTATAGGGAGGTTTTTTGCCTTTATGTACAAGACGAAGAGAGCCTTCCAGGACAGCTATATCTTTTCTGTTGGTTTCTTCTGCCTGATCTATTGCATAGAATGCCAGTTCAGCACTGTTAAATTTATTCACTGACTCCGACCTATCTAAACCTCCAAACCAAATCTTGCCCAAACCTCTTATAACAATTTCTTTTTCCATCTCTCGTATGTGGTACATATCTGCAGGTATGATTTTCTTCCAGGTCTCAAGAGTCGTGTGACTCATATCAACCGACTGGCGACGACCAATGTATCCTAATGGAAGGGGGTTCAATGAATCCATTAGACCAAAGAAGTCTATTAGATAATCAGCCCAATAAAAGGCCCATAAGCACAATAAAAATGTTTTACCACCGCCCTTGGCACTCAAATTGTGTTAACCCCCATATAAAAGATCTGCATTCTTGTTGCTTGTGAGTATTTCCCAGGCCTTAGCCTGTCTTTGAGTTAGTGAGATTTTTATATGGGACACGTTGGCACCACCTCCTTTCGCAGCTTCCAATGATGGGCTGCATGTTCTGATATTGTCTTTCGCTGCAAATTCTCATCTCCAACCTCCTTACTCGGTTTAAGTTGACTAGCCACGGAGTAAGGCCGTGGCACGGGAGCTACCCTATTCGTCAGTTAATTTTATTTGCCTAGCCTCCCCATTCAGTGA